ATAGATTTTAAAGCTTTAAGTCTTCTTGATCCTCTTGCCATATTATTTTCCTTGCTTATATTTACTATTACCTACCATAAACTCACTATTTTTCCAATGAGAAGTTCCTTTAGGAGCTTTTTTATGCCTTTTCCCAACGGGATGTGGCGTACCTTCAAATGGTCATATATGCATTCTTTTCATTAATAACTTTTCCTTTTCATAGGCCTTCTTCCCATAGGCGATTTACGTTTCATTCCAAATGGATTACTAGCTTTAGACAACATTCCCATTCTAGCTCCACCACGTCTATCCATTCCTTGTCCGTAAGCATTCATATTTTTTATAGGTTGTCCTGTTTTTTTAGCATATTTTTTTGCAGCTCTACGTCCAGCTGGTGTATATGAAAATCTTCTTCTTCCTACTCCTGGCATAATACCTCCTAAGCTACAACCCAACTTTTGGGTGTGGGTTTGTGTTTATAAAATTTTCCACGCTTATCTTTTTTGACTGATGTCGGAGGATTTGCATACTTGCACGCATATGCCAACGCATCAATAGTATCATCGTGTCCCATCCTTGGTCCAAATGTAAGGATTTCTCGCTGTAAATCATAATGATTTTTTTTAATAAATACACTACCTATTGCAAACCTTTGAGCTAGCACTCCTTGAATCCTATCTCTTTTACTCATTCTATTGCCAGGTTTTTCTTCTTTCCACTTAACTGTAAAGTCGTTTAAACGTCTCATTTCAGATATTAATGATTGAAATACTGGTTTTGACATTGTCGTATCTTCAATACAGAATAAAGATGGTTTATATATCTTATTATAATCAAATATATGGTCTACAATTCCTTTTTTATTGTATCCTGGTATAGCAAGTACGGGAAGAGAGCGATTCCTAATATAATCAAGAACGTATATATTATTGCTATCGTCCACAGCAATGACAATAATAACACTAAAATCAGTATCCCTACGAACACTGTCCGTAGCTGGGTCCACACCTGCAAACACATTGACAGGCTTTTGCTCTCCTTGATCGTCGATAATATATTGCATATCCGTATCTTCATCATAAAAATACTTGCCTTCCCAAAATTTAACATGATCTCTAGTAAATATAGCATCTTCTGCGCTTTGAACCTCCATCATATATTCTTGATAAAACTTTTGTGGTTGTCCCGAATCTACATAAAACTTCTTTTTTCTCTCCATTTCTTTGTGACCAAACCACGAAGGCCATAATGGAGTACCATCATCCATTAACGCTTTATACGTTATTACTTTCCAACTAAAGTCTTTTCCTTCTTTTTTAGATTGGTCGTAGTTAACAAGTATATTGTTAATGAATGAATCATAGTGTACGGGCGTACCATTAATCCGAAGACGGCCAGTACCAGGCTCAAGGGCAGGAAATACAACAGCTGTAACAAGATTAGAGATTTTAGCCCTAGATTCAGGTGTGATTGTGTTATTTTCATCTTCAAAATCGTCCAAGATGATAAGATCGTATCTTTTGTGAAGTTTAGCCCCTCCACGTATCCCCGAAAGGTTGGACTTAGATATAAGTTTGCAACCGTTTGTAAGTTCGATGTCATCTTCTGTCCATTTCCTCCCTTTTAGATTACCAAAATAATACGTGAACTTTTCATTAAATTCCAAATGATATTTAATATAATCAAGATTAGGTACAGATATTTTACTTGAAGCTGCTACCCATCCATAGAACAATGGATCTTGTGCAAA